ACAAGGATTTACAGGAAATGAACAAGGGGCAAATACTCAGCAAGCTCAAGCCGTTGGTCAACAACAACAACCAGTGGGAAGCGTTCAGTAATTATATAGATGCTACTATAGAAGTACATCAAAATGTACTAGAACAAACTTCTGACACAGTTTTAGTACACAGACAACAAGGCGCAATATCAGCATTAAGAAAACTTAAATATCTTAGGGATGAAGTAAATGGCTGAAAAAGTAGGTCAGAAAACTAATAAAAAATCTAATGCAGGAAAAACTATATATAAAACTCCTAAAGGTGAAATGGTTTCTGAAAAATCTGTTACTATTAAATTTGGAGAAAATGCTTATGTAAATGCTCCTTCAATACATAATGGTATAAAATATACTGAAGATGAAATTCGTCAGATGTTACTTGATGGTAAAGTTAAACCTACGAGCAGACATGATACATTAGAAGAAGCGGTTCAAGAGGCAGAAAAAAGAAGTTCTACGTTAATGGCAGAAGGTGGAGTACCCATGAAAAAACAAATGGAACTATTTGACGATGGTGGTTTAATGGAAGAAGGTGGCACAACAGACCCTGTATCAGGTAATGATGTGCCAGTAGGTTCTACACAAGAAGAAGTTCGTGATGATATACCAGCACAGTTAAGTGAAGGTGAGTTTGTATTTCCTGCTGATGTAGTGCGATACATTGGTCTTGAAAAACTTATGCAGATGAGACAAGAAGCTAAAACAGGTTTGTCTATGATGGATAAGATGGGTCAAATGGGTAATGGTGATGAAGCTGTTATACCAGATGATATACCTTTTGAATTATCAGACCTTGACATAGAAGATGATATGGAGTATAATGTAGGTGGTTATGTACCACCACAACAAAGTTTTGTACCATCTGCAGTTACAACACCACAACCTGCTACAGTACCACAACCTATAGCATCACCTGTTGAGTATGTTAGACCGCAACAAACAACTACTCCAACACAACCTGACTATTCTAATTTAAGTTTTGAACAAGTTATGACTGCACCTCAAGCTCCACGTTTAGAAGAAATAATTAATCCAGAAACAGGTGAGCGTAGAACAATAAATTATATTCCGGGTGTAACTCAATTACCAGAAGGTTTTGTGTTAGCAAGTGAATATACTGCACCTGATAAAGATAAAGTATCTGTTGTACCTACTGTTGGTCAAGCACAAGTAAGACAAGATACTACAAGTGAACGTAGAAAAGATGAAGAACAAAGAAAACAATTTGAAGAAGCTAAGAATAGAAAAGATATAATAGCTGAAATGTTTGGAGAAGATTATCTAACAGGTCGTAGTGCTAAACCTTTTAGTGATATAACAGGCAACTTAGAGCCGGGAACAGTTACAACAGGTGGTTATCTTGTTGGTGATAATGGTGAATTGTTAAATCCAGAGACAGGACAACAAGAGTTTTTTGGTACAGATGGTATAAAGTTTGCTGTTAATCCTAAAGATAAACCACCGTTAGATACTTCTAAAGAAGGCGGTGTTAATAGAAGATTTTTATTAGCAACAATGCAACGAGAGGGTGTAGAAAGATTTTCTAAGATTACACCTGAACAAAGAGCAAGGGAAAAGGATACAGCAGAAAAAGCATTTGCGTCATCTATACAAAGTGATGTTTTAAAAGAAATGAAAAATGTAAATAAAAAACCTATCTCTAACAAATTAACTGCAGAGCAGAGAAAAAGAGAACAAGAAAAAAGAGCAGATGCAAGAGAGCGACAACGAGAAAGATTAAAAGCCGCACAAGAAAGAGCAAGAGAACGAGCAAAAACTAAAGTAGACCCAACAGGTGCTTATGGTGCAGGTATTGCAAAAGGTGGTTTGCTTTCTAAACAAAAAGCTAAACCTAAACAAATGAGGTCAGGTGGATTAGCCTCTAAAAATTAATCCACATTAACTGGCTACCTAACTCCCCACCCGACAGTGGCTACGGTTAGCCCCAGCATAGGAGACATAATATGTCAGACACAATCATGGCAGAAGAAATGAAGCCACAAGAAAAGAAAGCATTTGTAACTAAACCTTATTCAAGAGAAGAAAAAATAAAAAAGGATGAGGAAGAATTAGAACAATTAATTAAAGAACAAAAGGGTGAAGTAGAAGAAACTAAACCTGAAGAGCCTGAACCTGCTAGTGCAGAAGAAAAAACTTTTAAGAAAAGATATTCTGACTTACGTAGACATCAGCAAAAACAAGCAGAAGAATTTAAAGTAGAGATAGATAAGTTAAAAGCACAGCTATCTGAAGCTACAAGAAAAGAAATAAAACTGCCTAAGTCAGATGATGATATAGAAAAGTGGGCGGCAGATTATCCAGATGTTGCCGCAATCATAGAAACTATTGCTCTAAAAAAAGCTAGAGAACAATCTCAACAGCTAGAAGACCAAGTTAAAGTAATTAATGAAATGCAACTTTCTGCTACAAAAGAAAAAGCAGAGGTTGAATTAATGAGACTACATCCTGACTTTGGTGAGATTAGAGATAGTGATGATTTTCACGAATGGGCAGACGAACAACCTAAATGGGTTCAGGAGGCACTATACGAGAATGATAATGATGCAAGGTCAGCGGCACGAGCTATTGATTTATACAAATCAGATAGAAATATTGGCAAAGAAAAAAAGAGCAAAAATGATAAAAGTGTTGCTGAAGCGGTTAATACGAAAAATACAAGGACAAAGCCCCAAGAGAATGAGGCTAGTTCTTATTTAAAAGAATCCGAGGTTCAAAGAATGTCGGCACAAGAATATGAAAAGAAGTCAGATGAAATAATGGAAGCAATCCGTTCTGGCAAATTCATATATGATATATCTGGTTCTGCCAGATAATCAGTTGACAAATAGATATTTATGAATATAACTATAGTCAACAGTGTAAGTTGTCTAGCTAACTACTTGCACAATTAATCAGCAAACGAACAAATCTTCGGATTACCTGAAGCAGTTAGCCTGACCCGTACAGTCACACCTAACCTAATCAGCCTCTAAATTTTGTGAGTTTGTATCTGTAACAATGCTATAACATAGGAGAATAATCATGGCATTTACTACTGCTAGTGGTTATGGTAATCTTCCTAACGGCAATTTTAGCCCTATTATTTACAGCAAACAGGTACAACTTGCCTTCCGCAAGTCTGCCGTTGCTGAAGCAATCACTAACTCCGATTACTTTGGAGAGATTGCACAAATGGGTGATTCTGTTAAGATTATCAAAGAACCCGAAATCTCCGTTAAGGAATACGCTCGTGGTACAACAATAACACCACAAGACCTTGACGATGAAGACTTTTCATTAACCATCGACAAAGCTAACTACTTTGCATTTAAGGTTGATGATATCGAAGAAGCACATTCACATGTGAACTTCCAACAACTAGCATCAGACCGTGCGGCATATCGTTTGGCTGACCAGTTTGACCAAGAGGTTCTTGGTTACTTGTCAGGTTTTAAACAGTCTGCAATTCACGGTACACCTAATGCTGTTAACACAAGCGTTAATGGTTCAAAGGCTGTCACGTCTGCATCTAGCGGTGCAAACTTAGTTGGTGCAGAACTTTTAGCTTCCATGTCTTTGGACGCATCTGACTTCACACAAACCGATGGCACTGCAGGTACTGCAAATCAGTCAATTGGTCTTGAGCCTCGTGCTGGTGGAGCAACTGCGGCTAAGAGTGGTACAACAGGTAATGCGTTTCCATTGCAAGTTATTGCGCGTATGGCACGTTTACTTGACCAACAAAACGTGGACACTCAAGGACGTTGGCTTGTTCTTGACCCAGTATTTATTGAAATCTTGAAAGACGAAGATTCACGTCTTCTAAATTCAGACTTCGGTGGTTCTGGACTTCAGAATGGTCTTGTTTTAAATAACCTTCACGGTTTCCAAATCTATCAGTCTAACAACCTACCGTCACTAGGCACAGGTCCTTCGACAACAGGTGGTTCTAATGCTAGTAACATGGGCATAATCGTGGCTGGTCATACTTCTGCTATTGCTACTGCAGAGCAGATTAATAAGACTGAAACCTACCGTGACCCTGACAGCTTTGCTGACATTGTTCGTGGTATGCACCTATACGGTAGAAAGATACTTCGTCCTGAAGCAATCGTAACTGCCGCATACAACTTAGCGTAAGGAGGATTGAAAAATGGCATTAGGCGATAATACTCTCCAAGCAGCACGTGGCAATTCGCAACGTGGTCGCAATCCTTACTTTGTTCAAACGGAATTAGATTTTGCTACTGCATTATCAGACAAGGAAACTGCTCTTGCCGCAGGAGATGTAATTCCAGTTATTGCTGTCAAAAAAGGCACAATGATTTTGAACGTAGGTGTTGAGACTGTTACTGCTACTTCAGCAGGAACATCCACAATCGATGTAGGTACAGGCGTTGACCC